CCAAGACACAACGGACATCTGCTCGGTGTCCTCACTTCTTTTCATGTATTTCATGTTATTCTCCTTCCTGCGCCCTTACTGGTCGCACTTTGCAAAATCCATCAGTATGTATGGGTGGATAAATACCGTTTTCCCACGGTTCCCGAAGTCATTTTTGTAGGTGGAGTTATCATTTACCCCCTGTATCGCCTTCCGTGCCGCATGATAGCGCCGTGTATTCCCCGCTCGTTTGATTGGTTGGAAGTATACCTTTACCATGTTCTTTACGGTTGCGAACTTGTCCCGATCCACAATCAGGATATCCTCATATCCTGCCTTTTTAACCGCTATCTCGGCTTTTTTAAAATATCTGGCCTTGGACTCTGGCTTCCAGTCAAATTTCATTCATTTTGTCTCCTTTTCCTCATTCTTGCGTGTATATAAAACATGTGGTTAAACTCGTTATAGTAAACTTCCGCATGTGTAAAATCCATATCTGGATACCATTTTGCCAACACTTCCGGTATGGAATCCCTGTTTTTAACCATCCCGTCCACGAATGATCCGATCTTTTTGTAACTTCCCCCGGATGCCGGACGCTTGGAATGTACCACCCTGATGCGCGGATCACGCAATCCCTGCGAACTGTTCCAGCGTTTTTCCGACCGGATACGGTTCTTTTCCTCCACAATGTAATTTGCAATTCCAGATAGCCCATTCTCATCCTTCTGTAGATGTCTTACCTCATTCCGGCTTGACTGCTGCCAACAGGCTTCCACCGTTTCCATATCAAGCGCACCATCCATAACCACATGATGATGCCAGCGGATTTCAGCATCCGGATTATATGCTGTTACATAAACATACTTTGCATTTGGCAAACCTCTCTTTTTCCTCTGGTAGTTAATCCTGCGGATATAATTCTGTACATTTTTGATTGCTGCATCTATATCCCCGTCCGGTGGCAGATGTTCGTTGTCATATGTCAGAGTGATCCAGATATCCCGGTTGTCAAAATTCTCGTTTATTAGACGCTCCACGTACTTCCGCGCATTTTTATCGTTTAGGTTTCTCTGTGCTTTGCTGTTATCCTTTACGATCCTGCGCCCTTCCCGCGGTACATCATCCATACTTTTAAACTGTGGATAAATCTCAATCTCAAACTGTTCTCCGGCTGTGATCTCCTTTAATGCATACACAACTTTCTTTCTGTGCTTATGCATGTTTAACATATTTTCTACAAACCACTCATGCATCAGCTCTATACTGCTTGCATATGCTGCTTCATAGTCATATGGGATATATTGCATCCCTTTTCGCCTTGCCATCTGACACCTTCCTCCTTATATACTTTCGTGGACTTGTTACTATCTATTACAAGCCCGCCCAAGGACTCCAAAGCCCTTGTTTTTTCGGGGTTTTTATTGCTTTTTTCTATTGCATTTCTGTGTCAGATCTGTTATAGTCTGTTTATACAAAACATTTTTTAGTTTTTCTGTCTCTGGCAGAAACGCTTGCGGCCATCCCCATGGCCGCTCTTTTTTTGTCCTCATGCTACCTTTTCCTTCTTTGAGACATTAACAGTAATCTTCACGTTTTCGCGCTTTGAAATGATTCTTGCCAATGTCTCATAAAGTCGTTTGATATTTTTTTCTCCCATCTGCATTCTCCTCCCTATGCAACAACCGCATCCTTGTGCTTTCTGCGCTCCTCTTCTTTCCCAGCCGCAATGCCCTCTGCATATGCAGACATGAGCATGATCGCAAACGACTTTCCTTCCGGATTGTCAAAATTCACAAAATCCGTGGCCATTCTCTCGATTTTTTCCTTTTTTTCATTTCTCGTCATATTCTTTCGCCTCCCTCTGATTTCTATATCTCAATAAAATAGTTTTGGTTTATGTTGTCATTTCTGATCCATGCGTATTTCTTGCCATTCCAGTCATCAAGCACACCCATCATTTTTGTTTCAATTTTCTGGATATTTGTGTTGTCAGTCATTTTCTTGATGTCTTCCCATGTCTTAACTTCACCCCAGCAACTTCCACGCTTTTTATCATTTACACAAAATTCATTTTTCTTTGCCATCTTTTTTCTCCTTTCTACTACAATATATTTATGGTTAATATCCCTTACAGCCAGTAAGGAATTATCCATCTTGTTGCTTAAGCTGTTAGAATGTAGGTAGCAATTGGATATCTTCTCCTTTCTTGGACTTCGCGTCCGTAACACAGACTGATAACCAGCTCCTCATTCGCAGCGTTCGTTTTATGCAGGTTGAATCACCTCAGGTGCATTCGTGTCACACCACAGTAGATTGAATAGGCAATGAGTAAAACTGGTACTTATCCATTGCAATAATCTTAAGGAGTGACAAATTTATGAACGCAGTAGGTATCGATGTTTCAAAAGGTAAAAGTATGGTTGCTATTATGCGGCCTTTTGGCGAAATTGTTTCCACACCCTTTGAAATTAAACACACATCCAGTGACATCAATTCGCTTGTAAAACTTATCAAGTCTATCGAAGGTGAGTCCCGAATTGTAATGGAGCATACCGGACGCTATTACGAAGTCCTTGCCCATCAACTTTCCGAAGCAAATCTTTTCGTTAGTGCCATTAACCCAAAGCTTATCAAGGATTTTGATAACGATTCCCTTCGTAAAGTCAAAACAGATAAAGCTGACTCTGTTAAAATTGCCCGATATGCACTTGACAAGTGGCAAAATCTGAAACAGTATAGCGTTATGGATGAATTACGCAATCAACTCAAAACCATGAACCGTCAGTTTGGCTTTTACATGAAGCACAAGACGGCTATGAAGAATAACCTTATCGGCATCCTTGACCAAACCTATCCTGGTGTTAATACTTATTTTGACAGTCCTGCACGTAGTGACGGCAGCCAGAAATGGGTCGATTTTGCATCTACATACTGGCATGTAGACTGTGTCCGTAAAATGTCCATAAACGCTTTTATTGATCACTATGAAAACTGGTGCAAACGCAAGAAGTACAACTTCAGCAAGTCAAAAGCTGAAGAAATCTATGGAAAAGCAAAGGAGCTTGTTCCTGTACTTCCTAAGGATGACATTACAAAGCTTATTATCAAGCAGGCAGTTGACCAACTTAACAGTGCTTCTATTACTGTTGAGTCGCTACGCACTCTCATGAACGAAACTGCATCCAAGCTTCCGGAGTATCCCGTTGTTATGGCAATGAAAGGGGTTGGAACGTCACTCGGTCCTCAACTGATGGCTGAGATTGGTGATGTTTCCCGTTTCACTCACAAGGGTGCCATTACTGCTTTTGCCGGTGTAGACCCTGGTGTTAACGAATCCGGCTCTTATGAACAGAAAAGTGTTCCAACTTCAAAACGAGGTTCTTCTGACCTCAGGAAAACACTATTTCAGGTAATGGATGTCTTAATCAAAACACATCCACAAGATGATCCTGTGTATCAGTTCTTAGACAAAAAACGGGCTCAAAAGAAACCGTATTATGTCTATATGACTGCCGGTGCTAACAAGTTTCTACGCATCTACTATGGACGAGTGAAAGAATATCTTGCATCTCTTCCAGAATCTTAATTATCTACTATACCTTTCAGACCAGCACTGGTGTGGTGGTCTTGTTTTGATGTCTAATTTTCAACCTGTATAAAATTTTCAAAGTTCTTTCATTTTAGCCTTGACTTTTTATTTGCAGGCTGTGTGCTTTATTTGTCCCTTGTGGCTACATAATAATCCCTTTAAACTACTTTGTCAATATATTTTTGTGCCTTTAAGGGACTTTTTGTATTGATTTTTTGTTTTTCTCGTGTTATGCTTTAGAAAAGCCACAGAAAGAAGGTGATAGCGTGACACAAGGCGAACGGATCAGAGAAGTGCGAAAAGCTCTTAATCTTACCCTTGAAAAGTTCGGTGGCAAGCTTGGAGTTGGTAAAACAGCTATATCCAAATTGGAAAAAGATGAGAACAATCTTACCGAACAAATGACAAAAGCAATATGCCGTGAGTTCCATGTTGACTATATATGGTTGACTACCGGAGAAGGGGAAATGTTCCTCGATTCGGATGATGATTTCAAGGAACAAATTGATCAGATCATGGCAAGTGAGACGGACGCACGAAAGAATCTTTTTAAATTTATGCTTACTCTTAGTGAAGATGACGTGGAAGCAATGCAGCGTCTGATGCGCAAGGCATTTGAATTTTATAAAGACGATGATCCGGAAAAGGACAATACA